CGTTGAGCAGCGGGTTGTACAGGAAGCACTCGGTGTCTCGCGTCTGCACGAAACTATTTGCCCCGTCGTAGGGCGTCCACGAATAGTCCGTTGCGCCGTCGCTGTTGGTCGTGGTCGCCTTGATCTCGTAGTACGAGAAATCCTTTTCCGTGTTCGGCGCCCAGCCGATGCGCGTTCCGAAAAGGAACACCTCGGTGCCGGGAAAGTACTTCGGCTGCACGCCGTCCTTGCTCAACGTGCCACCCGTCGGCGCAGCAGGCGCAGGCGTCTGCGTGGCCACGAACGGCGAGAACGTCGCAGTCACGACCGCGCTCGGGATGTTGGAAAACGACCAAGCCTGCGACGCGATGTCGTAGGTGATACCCGGCGTGAGGTCGTCGATCACCGCAGACACGGGCACGGTGTTGCTGATCTGCGCTGCGATCTCGTAGCTGCCCGACGTGTTCTGCCGACGGTACAGAACATTCTGCATCGTGCCACGCGCAGGCAGAGCAGGCACGGTGACGACAACGAGCGCACGCGCGCCACCGTCCGACGCGATGTAGAGCGAAGACGTGATGCTCGTTAGCGCGGAAGGGTTATCAGGGGGTGTGTTGTCCACGCCGCCAGCGGTGACTGATGAGGGGTTGGCCGACGCGCGAGCAGAAAAGCCGGATACGTTTTCGAGGCGGTCGTAAGCGTTCAGCCAGTAGAAATACGTTACGCCGGGGAGTACCTCTGTATCGACGAAGCGCGAGGCGCGCGTCTCGGCAATCTTGCCCTGTGGCTCGCCGCCAGCGGTGCCGCGGAATGCTCCGCCAGCGTAACCATCACGCGATGCCGCAGTATTCAGCCAGTCTGTAAGTGCGCCGAGTTGCACTGGCGAGGAACGATTCGTTGTATCGCCCATGCCTAGTTGCCCAAATACATTTCCGCCGCACACCCACAACGTTCCATTCGGCTTGATGGCGAGAACGTGCTCGCGGCCAGCTGCGAACGAAAGCCAATCATTAGTTGCGCCGAAGGCGATTGGCGATGATCTGTTCACCGTATCGCCTAAACCTAGGACGCCACGAGTATTGACCCCCCACGTCCACGCCTGCCCATCGTTGGTCTTCGCGAATACGCTGCCGTATCCTGCCGCGATGGAAAGCCATGTTGAAAGTGCGCCGACCTGAACTGGCGACGAGCGATTGAGTGCGTTTCCGATGCCGAGTTGACCGGACGTGTTCAGCCCCCATCCCCAGAGTGTGCTGTTAGTCTTGAGCGCAAGCGTCGAGTTTCCGAACGCGAGCACCGACGCCCAGTCCGTTCCCGTGCCGACCTGCGTCGGATTTGAAAGGTTCGTCGTATTGCCTTGGCCTAACTGCCCGACGTTGTTTCGTCCCCAAGTGTAAAGCGAGCCGTCCGTCTTGATCGCGGCGACGTGGAATGTTCCGGTACTGAAACTCGCCCACGTCGTAGACGTTCCGATCTGCACCGGAGAGGATCGCGAGGCAGTGTCATTCAATCCCAACTGGCCGTAAGTGTTATCACCGCCGACCGCCCAGAGCGTGCCGTCCGTCTTCAGCGCGAGCGTCTGGTAAACGCCGCAATCGACGCGCGCCCAGTTCGTCAGCGCGCCAACCTGACCGGGAGTCGAGCGACTCCACAAGCCGCCAGATTGACCGATTCCAAGTTGGTTCTGCACGTTGCTGCCCCACACCCACAGTTCGCCGTTCTTGATTCCTGCTCCGTGATGGTTGCCGTAGGCAACTTGATTCCACGTCGTCGATGTTCCGACTTGCGTCGGGGAGGAACGGTTCGTCGTGTCACCAACGCCGAGTTGTCGGTTGTCGTTCTGTCCCCACGCCCACAGCGCACTCTGTGAAAGTGCGGACGGCGTCACTCCGGTGGTATTGCGGTACACTCCGTATTCGCTGAAATCCGGCTCGGTGTTGTCGTTCCAGTCGAGCGAGATCGCGCGGCCCGTGCCGAGCGTTGCGGTCAACCCAGTCGGTACGGACGGAGCAACGGTGTCCTGAAAGACCGTGACGCTGCCGACGACGTAGGTCGATGACACGCCGAAATACGACTCCGCGTAGATGCGCACATTGTACGCCTCGTCGATGACCACGCCGTCGATGAACTCGGTTGTCTGGTCTCCCGGTACGCGCGCCCATTCAAGGTACGTCGTGGCCGTGGTGTTCTTCCACTCGATGCCGACATACCCTCCAGCGCGCACGAACTCTTCATTCGGCGCGGACCACGAAACACGAATGCGCGGCAACGCGGTGCCGTCGCCTTGGTAGAGTTGAGTGGTGCCGTCTGCGATGAGGAAAAGATTCGTCGGCGCGGTAACGCTGAACGGGTCTGGCAGATTCGTGTTCGGCGCGGCGGTAACTGCGATCTCGTCGCCGACGGCCCAGCTGTAAACCGTCGAGTCGATCTCGCGCAAGGTCATGTCAACCGCTAGCTGCGGCGGGGTCCCCTCGGTCGTGAACGACCACTCCATCACCTCGAAAACCTTGTCCACCCAGCCGAACTTTGCGTTCGTGATCTTCACCGTTTCGCCTGCGCGGATCTGCATTGCTTCGAGACGGAAGCGAGCAGTCATCGTAATCTCCTGACGGGCGCGGCGCAGTTCGATGACGGCGAGCCGCTGCGCCATTGACGACGAAGTGGTGAACGACAACGCAACGTCGCGCGTGAACTTGGTTCCGTTGTCCTCGGTCACGTACGTCGTGGACGTGATGAGCGGGAAGTCGGACGGCTGCCACTGGTTCAACTCGGAGACGTACACGCCCTTGACCGTGTTGACGCGGTCGCGCGCGGATATCTTAGTCGCGAGCGAAACCGGACCCGCAAAGTGTTTCTCGTTCAGGCTGACAACCGGGATCTGATATGTCCCAGCGTACATGACCACCTGACCGCCCGAGTACGCGCAGAGTCCACCCATCGCGCCGAGTAGCTTGCCAATCGCGGCCTCGGGATTCTCGCTCGTCGAGATTGCGCCGTTCGCTTCGTACCTGTTCTCGTAGGTCGTCGGACTAAGCGGGAGCTTCTGCACCTGTTCGTCGCAGACATTCGCGGCCACGTTGCAAGCGGTCACGTCGATCTCGCTCGGGTCCATCTGCAAGCCCAGCGACGACGTGAGGTAGTCGCGCAGACACAGCGCGGGGTTGTTACTGTAAGCAGTCGTGCTGGTGCGGGTGTCCAGCACCTTCTTGCCCTTCACGATAAAGGAGATGTTCGGGATGCCTCCGGTGAAGATCTCCTGATTCCACTTCAGCCGAACGTACACTAACGCGCACCCAGTAATCTTGTGATCGTTGGTCCACTTGCCGACCGTAGCCGCCGCGGTCTCTGTCACGAGCGGCGCAAAAGCGGTCTGCCCCGACGCGCCTAGTTTCTTATAGATTTCGCCGTGCCCTGTGTATTTCCCGGTTGCGCTGCCGTCTCCTGCGCCAGAGAGGACGAGGTCTTCGTTGAAGTAGACGTCGCCAATCTCCTCCACTTCGTGGCCTGCGACGGCCAAGACGATATTGAGATACTCGTTTCTAGCTCCACTCTCTTGAAAGTAAACGATGGTGCCGGACACCTTGACGCGGCCATAAATGATTTGCCGCGCAGAGATCGGAGAGCGCACCATCTGATCGCGCGAGCCGAGCGAGTCGGCGAAACTCGGCATCTTCGGACGCAGCAGCTTCGATGCTGCCATTGACGCGCCGATAACGGCAACGGTCTTGATTAGGAATACAGCCGCCGTGTACGGGATGATGGTGGCAGACGCGACATAGTACGCGGCGTAGGCAACGAGAGTTGAAAGGAAAGTCGGCATAACTTAAATCCTCCAGAACCGGGAGTCGGTCTGTTCATAAGTAGACGCAAACGCCAAACCCTCAGCGGCAACGAATGCAGACTGCGCCCCCAATACCACGCCCACGCAATCGCCTTGTCCCGAGTCACGAACGATCAGATCACCACGAGCCGCCAGTGTTGCGCCGACGGGCGAGAATCCGTGACGGATCAGCGCGGCCTCGACCAGTTGCGCCAGACTGCCCGCGTCAGCGACGATGCGTTGCGCGCCGAATGCGGTCGAGTACGTCCCGCGCAGCTCTGCTGCCGGATCTTTGCCCGTCGCCAGCGCGACCCAGTCCGCAGCGAACAAGCAACAGTCGTTCGCGCCCCACTCAAACGGACGCGAGCGGCGCGCCTCGATGAAGCCAGCGAGCAGGTCGGGCCAGTTCGGGAAGCGCATTAGATGAGCGGATCTTGATTGTTGCGGTCCGTGTCTGGCGCGTCGTTGCCGCCGTTGAAACGGCCTGGCGCTGTGGCGTTCTGGTTGCCCCAGTAAATCGTCTTTTCTTGAATGCCGTTCACGAACTCTAGTCCCTTGTCGGTCGGGTCAATCGCCTCCTGTTCTTCGTGAGTGTACCTGACCTCACGCACGCGGCGGAAGTCTACGAGCCGCGACTCTGCGCTCATTCCGATTTGCGCGTTCTGCCCGTCGTCGGTCAGCGTCATCACGTCCATCTTGCCGACGAAGACGGTGATCGGTGACGCGATCAGACCAGCCGTCGGCGAAAGTGCGCCGAGCATGATCGAGCACGCGCGGCCTTGGTAGTCCTCGCTCAACGCGAGCGAGACGTAAGCGGTCGGCACACCGGAGAGTTGGAAGACCACGCCGCGCGCGGAAAGATCCGTCGTCTCCTCGATCGGCGCAACGCTGCCAAGGTCGCCCAGACCAAGGTAGCCTTTGCCTGCGTACGTCAGCGTACCGTACCCAGTCCAGAGGTAGACGGGCGTAGAAAACGCCATATCGACCATGAGAATGGGCGACAGTTGCGCCGTGGTGACCTCGGCCACCATGCCAGCCGACATCGTGCGGCCTGCTGCGGTTATGCTCATTGCGGGATCTCCTCAGAAATCGTGAACGCGACGCCGTAGATGCCAGCGAGTTCGATGCTCCACTCGGTCTGCGGCGAGGCGAGACGGAACACGCCTTGCGGGGAGCTGTAGACGATTGACGTGCCTCCCGTGTAGCTGGCGCGTAGTGCAGGGAAGAGGTCCACGCTGGTGGATGAGTTGACCTGCACGACCTTGTAAAGTGACGTGCCGACCTGCAGCCAGTCGCCCACCGCGAAGGAACCCGTCGCGCCAGAGATGCCCAGCGTCGTGCTGTTCGCTGTTGCGCTGGACACGGTCAGCGTGCCCGTGACGTTGCCGCGCGGCGAGCTGTTGGAGTAGTCGCGGAAGTAGAACGTTCCGCGCTGTGCCGCGAGCAGGAAGGCGATGACCTGCTCTGCGTCGGCGCGAACCATCGGCGGGCACTCGACCGACGCCATCCAGCCCTGACCGGGCCAGTTGTACTGCTGGGTTTGGTAGGTGAACGGCGAGACGTTGCGCGAGGATGCAGACATCCCGGTGAAGGAGATCTTCGCCACGCGGAACGGCGACGGCGGGGTGAGCGGGTAGGTGATCGGCATGACTTAGGCGAAGGCAGCGCGATAGGATCCACCACGGCGCACCATGTCCGGGATCTCGGCGCGCAGGCGTTTACGTTCCTGCTCAAGAATCGGCTGCAGTTCAGCTCGGGAAACGCCCGACTGGATGTTGTAGGAGATGTTTACGGTCGGCCCACCGCCGCC